GTGGCGTGCTTCCCGATGCTGGCGATGAGTGGCGTGGACCAGAATGAGGCCGGGGACGGGGGGCTGATGCGCCTCGGGCCCAACCAGATACTGGCCACCCGGAGCGAGCACGGCAAGTTCTACTATGTGGAGCACACCGGCGCAGCCATCAAGACTGGTGAGGATAAGCTCCAGCACCTGGAGGGACTCATGGCATCCTACGGGGCCCAGTTCCTGAAGGAGAAGCCGGGGGACCTCAAGGCCACCGTGCGCGCCCTCGACAGTGCCGAGGCCCTCAGCCAGCTCCAGGCAATGACCCTGGTATTCAAGGACGCCCTGGAGACGGCCCTGATGGTGATGTCCGACTGGGGCGGGATCGGGGACGGCGGACCCAGCGTGGAAATGAATGTTGACTTTGGGTTGAATGATCCTGATGAGGCTGGCTGGACCGCGATTGAGAACGCCCGCAAGCGCCGGGAGATCAGCCGGGAGGCCACGATCAACGAGATGACCCGCCGGGGCTGGCTGTCCGATGACTATGACCAGGAGGCCGACAAGGTGCTGCTGGAGGCTGAGAGCAAGGAGCTCATGGACGCCATGGCCAAGCTGGACCTTGACCCCACCGCCCCAGATGACCCTACAAACCCACCCAAAAAGGACCCGAAAAATGACGATGACATCACAGAATAAGACAACCCTTGAACAGCTCCTCACCCACTGTATCCGCAGCAACGTCACCGCCCGGCTGGTCCCCGTGATGGGGAAGTCCGGCAAAATGGAGTTCTACATACACGCCGATGGGGCCGACAGTACCACCCTGGACTTCCAGGTAAGCAACAACGAGCTGAAGCCGCTGGAGCGGGCAGCCGGAGGCTGAGATGACCGCCAACCAAGACCTCTTTGATGCGGCCCTCCGGCACCAGGTGGCGCTCCGGCGCTACTCTGACCGCCAGCGCCGCCAGATGCTGGACCTGCTTGAGGCGGCTGACGCTGACCTTGTCGCCAAACTGCGTGCCCGCCTCGGGGAGGTAATGGAGGGGAGCGCCACCAACCAGCGCCTCAACGCCCTCCTGAAGGAAGTCCGTGACACCAGGAGGGCTCTGATTGACTCGCTTGCTCAAGACACCCAGGCAGAGATGGAGGCGCTGGCGGCTGCTGAGGCGGCATGGGAACAACAGATCATGGCGGAGGCAGTCCCGGTTGAAATGAGCACCACGGCCCTCCCCCTGGAGCGCCTCCGGGCTGCCGCAGTCACGTCCCCCATGCAGGGCAAGCGCCTCAAGGACTGGTTCAAGCACCTCGGGGACGGGGACCGGGCGCGGCTGGACCAGGCCGTGCGCCTCGGGGTGGCCAACGGGGAGACGCTGGACGACATCGTGCGGAGGATCGCAGGGACGCGGGCCAATGGATACACGGACGGCATCCTGGCCACCACCCGCCGGGAGGCTGAGACAATCGCCCGGACGGCTGTGAACCACGTATCCAACGCCGCACGCGGCGAGGTCTGGGACGCCAACCAGGACATCATCTGGGGGCTCCGCTGGACCGCGACCCTGGACGGGCTCACGAGCCACATCTGTCAGGCCCGGGACGGGGCGATTGCGGTGAACCCGGGGCGGGAGATACCGCCGGGCACCGACCTGCTGGACCCGCAGGAGGCCCGCCCCCCTGGGCACCCCAACTGCCGCTCCCTCATGGTTGCCATGCTCGCCCCGGACATGATCATTGGTGACCGGCCCTTTGTGTCCGATGACCGGACGCGGGAGCAGCGTGAAAAGGACTTCCGCCGGGAGGCCCGGGACGCTGACCCGGAGGCATGGAAGGCTATGAGCCCAGCAGACCGCAACGCTGAGGTGAAGCGCATCCGCGACAAGTGGGGTGATGAGAACATCGGCACCGTCCCGGCCTCCACCACCTATGAGGAGTGGATGCGCCGCCAGTCCCCTGAGTTCCAGGACGCGACCCTGGGGCCCTCCCGGGCTGAGATGTTCCGCAACGGGGACGCGACCCTTGACCAGTTCGTGGACACCGGGGGCCGCACCCGCACCCTGAGCGAGCTGGACAACCTAACGAGGGCTCCCGCCACACCAGCTGCCCGCGTCCGGGCTCTGGGAACCCAGACGGGCCACGAACACTTTGAGGTGTTGGATCAGTCAGGCAAGTCAGTCATTTCTGGAACCTCCGGTCATGCGAGAAAAGTGACCTTTTCTGATTCTCAGGTCCAGGCGATGTCCGCCCAAGGCGCTGGACTTTCCCTCCACCACAACCACCCGGCCCCAGTCACGTCTATGTCTCCCGCTGACGTATGGGCATTCAAGCGCCTGCCTGGCTTGGACAACTTCTGGGCCCATGCCTTTGACGCATCTTTCCAGATGACCCGCACACGCAAACTAGATAATCTCACACCAGCCGTCCTCGCCCGGGCAGAACGGGACGCCAAGGCCGTCCTCGCCCGGGCTCACAACCGGGGGGCCGACATATCCCAGTTGCTCGCCCTGGAACCGCACGCAATGATGCTGCTGCTCCAGAAACGGGGATATGTGAGGTACAGCTTTGAGCTCCCGGACAACTTCCAAGACGCTGCGAGGATCATCAATGAAAATCTTTGACCCGCCAACAAGTGAAGCCGGGCGCGACCAGTGGGAGGCATATCTTGCTGAGCTGAGCCCGGTGAGTGACAGCGAGGAGTTCGACAGGACGGTTGAATTCATCAAGATGCGGTTCAATGAGGGGTTCGACCTCAAGAACCTGCTGCCCGACCCTTGACCCACACCAACGGGAGGCTTGCCCCGGGCCTCCCCTTGGGCTACAATGCCGGGGCGACAACTCCACCCAGGGCGACCCCGGGGTGAGCGATTCACAGGAGACAATGAATCATGACAGTACTTAAACACGAGGTTGACAGCGACGGCTTCAACACAATCCCCGAGAACCTGCGCAGCATCTACCAGCCAGTGGAGGGCGATGAGGGCAAGTACCAGGTCCCCGAGGAAATGCGCCCGGTTGCCGACGCCATCACCGGCCTGTTCCAGGCCAACGGCAAGATCAGGAGCGAGAACAAGGAGCTGGCCAAGAAGGGCCAGGTGGACCTGTCCGGCCTTGAGGACTTCGGTGAGGACCTCCCCACGATCAAGGAAAAGATCAAGGAGCGGATAGAGGAGCTGGAGACGGCTGCTGCTGCCGGCAAGGAGGGCAAGCTCAACGTGGACAAGGTCCGGGGCGAGATGAAGGCTGCCATGGAGAAGGCAGTGGGCGAGGAACGCAAGGTCCAGGACGCCCTCCGGGGCACTGTCCACAAGTACCTCGTGACCTCCGGTGCGAGCGAGGCCCTGGCTGCCGAGGGCGGCATGGTGGAGCTGGCGATGCCCTTTGTCCAGAACCAGGTCAAGGTCCAGGAGCAGGATGGCGAGTTCAAGGCCGTTGTTGTCGACAGCGACGGTGACCCCCGCATCTCCGGCGGCACTGGGCAGCCCATGACCATCCGGGAGCTGGTCAAGGAGATGAAGGGCCAGGAGAAGTATGCCCCGCTGTTCAAGAGCGAGGCCAAGGGCGGGGGCGGAGCGCTCCCCGGCAAGACCGGCCAGAAGCTCGCCCCGGCAAAGGCGGACGCCACCCCGATTGACCGCATCAAGGCAGGGCTCGCAGCCCGGGGGCGCTGAGCCTCCCAACCCCCGGGGCTTGACCCCGGGGCCTCCCTGGGCTATTCTGAAGGCGTCCTTCCTCCCTGTTGGACCACTGGGCCCGGCCACTGCGCCGGGCCTCTTTTCGTTTGGGGCTTGACTGCCAGACAATTGTCGCCTATCCTCTGTGACCAGGCCAAACCCCTCCAGGGCGATCCAGGAGGCCCGCGTGCGATGCGCATTCAGGCTCTTTTGAAACACTCTTGGAGGATTGGACATGGCTTCCGTCACCCTTTCTGAGTCCGCAAAACTTGCTCAGGATGAGCTGGTTGCGGGCGTCATCGAAAACATCATCACCGTCAACCCCTTCTTCGATATCCTGCCGTTTGACGGCATCGACGGCAACGCGCTGGCTTACAACCGGGAGAACGTCCTAGGCGATGTCCAGGTGCTTGGCGTTGGTGGCACGATCACGGCCAAGGCTGCCGCGACCTTCACCCAGGTCACCTCCACGCTCACCACGATCATCGGTGACGCAGAGGTCAACGGCCTCATCCAGGTCACCCGCTCCGGCGACGGCAACGACCAGCAGGCCGTCCAGATTGCGTCCAAGGCAAAGTCCGTGGGCCGCAAGTACCAGGATATGTTCGTCAACGGCACTGGCTCCAGCAACCAGTTCGACGGCGTGATCAACCTGGTGGACAGCTCCCAGATGGCCACGACCGGGACAAACGGGAAGGCGCTGGACTTTGAGGTCATGGATGAGCTCCTGGACCTCGTGACCGACAAGGACGGTGAGGTTGACTACTTCATGATGCACGCCCGGACGCTGCGGAGCTACATGGCCCTGCTGCGCGGCCTGGGCGGCGCGAGCATCAACGAGGTGGTCCAGCTGCCCTCGGGCCGTGAGGTCCCGGGCTACCGTGGCGTGCCCATCTTCAAGAATGACTGGATCCCAACGACCCAGACAAAGGGCACCGGCGGCGCAGTCAAGACCAGCATCTTTGCCGGCACCCTTGACGATGGTTCGCGCATGCACGGCATCGCTGGCCTGACTGCCGAGGCTGCCGCAGGCATCCAGGTGGTCCCGGTTGGCGAGAGCGAGACCAAGGATGAGAGCATCACGCGCATCAAGTGGTACTCCGGCCTGGCCCTGTTCAGTGAGAAGGGCCTCGCAGCCGCAGACGGCATCACCAACTAAGGCGGTGCCCTCAGGCATTATTCTAACTGAGCGCCCGCCCTCCCCGGAGGCGCGGGCGCTTCCATAAGGAAACAGGAGACACACCATGGCCGTAGTTGCCCACCTCGTTGAGCGGGCTGACGCCCCCGGCAAAAACTTCACCGGCTCCACCGTGGCCGAAACCATCGCCTGATAGGGCGGCACTGACAAGGAGAAGGCAGCATGGGAATTGTAAAGAGGCGTCTCAGCCTGGCGGGGGACCTTGACGGACAGACCGTCACCCTGAAGGCAGGCGGGACTGACTATGAGTTCAAGGACGGCTCCATTGAGTTGGAGGGTCCTGATAAGGACGTGGAGAACCTGAGCAAGTACCTCCTGCGGTGCTGGCAGGCATATCCCGACCCCAGCCGTGAGCTCGACAATGCCCGCGCTGCCCTCAAGGAGGCCAACGATGCTGCTGAAGCTGACACAGATGAACCCAAAGCGGGGGATGGCGACCCGGGCGGGGCCGAAAACGATGCGGGCGGAGCTGGTGAACCGACACCCGAGCCCACCGACCCCGATGAAGGCGTCAGCGATGCTGAGCCCGAGCTTGGGACGGCGGAACCAGGACGCCCTGGTGAAGGGGACGGACAGAGCCCCATTGCCAAAGCGCTGAGCCAGCTTGACCCCGAGGACGATGAGGCCTGGACCGCAGACGGCAAGCCCAAGATGTCCGCGATTGAGGCAGCCATGGGCCGGTCTGACGTGACCCGCTCGCAGGTGGACGCCGCCGCACCGGGCTTCGACCGGGAGGCCGCACGTGGCAATGGGTAAGACCATCCGCAAGCAGGCCCCCACGGCCACCGGCTCCTCTGTTGGGCCGGGGCGTGGACGCCAGGCGGTTGAGGTGACCCTGCCCGAGGAGGGCAACCTGTCAATCCGGCGGGCTGAGAACGGCGTGATTGTCACCATCTGGGACAGCACCAAGGAGTATGACGACCCGGACTACGAGCGCACGATCATCGTGGACCGGGTTTCAGACATCACAATCAAGTGAAGGGAGAGACAAGATGAAGAGCGGCAAGATGATGGGGGCCAAGCGTGGAGCCCCGGGAGCCAACCAGCACATTGGCGCGGTGAAGCCTACCGTCCACGCGGGCAACTCCCAGTCCCCCCGCCCCTCCACCGGCACGCGCAAGCCTGCCGCACAGACAAAGCAGTCCTGAGATGGGCTACAGCAAAAAGAAGCCCAAGGGCAAGGGCGGCAAGGGGAAGTAACGCAACATGGCCTTCTTGGTCCAGGATGATGACGGGACGGTCAGCGGGGCGAACGCCTACGCTGACCTGACCTTTGTGCGTGAGTACCACGCTGACCGGGGCCTGGACCTGTCCGCCCCCGGAACGTCTGACGACGCCCTCAAGGCGGCAATCATCAAGGCCACGGACTACCTCGACAAGCGGTGGGTGTTCCCCGGAGAGCGCCGCAACCGCGACCAGGACACAGAGCACCCCCGCCGGGACCTCTATGACCGCAGCGGATACCTCGTGACAGGCATCCACCGCGCCGTCAAGCAGGCGGTGGCAGAGCTGGCGCAGAGGGCACTGTCTCAGTCCCTCCTGTCCGACCCTACACGGGACGACACAGGCCGCACCGTCCTCTCCAAGCGGGAGGAGGTTGGGCCCCTCAAGGATGCTGTGGAGTACGCCGCAGGCGGCAGCTACACCTTCCCCGAGTATCCAGCCGTGGACCGGCTCCTCATCTCCGCCGGGCTCATCCGCTCCGGCATCACGGCAGTGAGGTCCTGACATGGCGCAGTATGACAGCGCGATTGCGACAGCCACAAGGCTGATTGCGAAGTTCGGGGGCCCAGCCGTCCTCCGGCGCTTTACGGACGCCGCGCTGGAGGACCCGGACAAGCCCTGGAGGCGCTCCAAGCCCTCCACCAATGACACCCCCATCCAGGCTGCGTTCCTCAACTTCGGGGACATGGGCCGGGCCGGGGAGCAGTACATGCCCGGCACCGACATCCAGACCGGGGACAAGCTGGTGTTCATCCCGGGCGAGGGCCTCAGCGAGGCTCCCCGGCTGCGTGACCGCCTGTACCGCGACGGCGCAGGGCCGGATGACGAGGGCTGGGCCATCGTCCAGGTCCAGACCCTTGACCCCAACGGACAGCAGGTGCTCCACCAGCTGCAGGTGCGCCACTAATGGCAACCACCACACCCAACGCACGCGATGAGATGCTCACCCTGTTCCGGGACGCCTGGAACGCAGGGGCTTCTGCCGCTGCTGGCATAGCAGACCCGCCCCGCGTCATATGGGACGCGACAGAGGAGGACCCGGACAACGGCCCCCGCTCTGACGAGCCCTGGGCCCGGGTGAACATCTCCCACAATCCCCCCGCCGGGGGTCAGCGCACATTCGGCAGCACCGGCAACCGGCGCTTCGCCCGGGCCGGTGTCCTCACAGTCCAGGTGTTCACGCCCATGAGCGTTGAACAGTCAGTAACAATGGCGGAGGCCCTTGCGGTCATCGCCCGGGACGCCTTTGAGGGCGTCAGCTCCCCCTCGGGCGTTTGGTTCCGACAGGTGGGCATTCAGGAGGTTGGACCGGATGACCCGTGGTTCCAGCTTAACGTCACAGCAGAGTTCAGCTATGATGAGCTCAAATAAGGAGGCACGAGATGGCCAACAAGATTGACAGCAACATCACGGGCCTCCGCTATGCGGAGGAGGTCCTGGGCACTTTGGGGGTCCTTCCGGGCTCCCCGGTCTGGCATCCTCTGGAGCCCAACAGCTACGGCGAGTTTGGCCCGCAGGTCAGCACTACGGCCCGGGCACCCATCACCCCGTCCCGCCAGCGCAAGAAGGGCGTTGTCACGGACCTGGACGCCACAGCTGGCTTCCAGAATGACTTTGTCCAAGAGAGCCTGTATGACATGATGCAGGGCTTCATGTACGCTGACTGGCGGGAGAAGCCCAGCGCTGAACCCACGGCAGTGACCGGGACGGCCTACACTGTCACGACGCCCCTGGGCTCCAGCTTCGCCTCTGGCGACCTTGTCTGGGCTGAGGGCTTCTCCACCCCTGCGAACAACGGCCTGAAGGTCGCCACCGGCTCCACCGCAACCACTGTTGTCGTGTCCGGCCTCACCGCAGAGGCGTCCCCGCCCGCCGGTGCCAAGGTCACCAAGGTGGGCGTCCAGGCGTCCTCCGCTGACGTTGAGGTTGACGTCACCGGCACCGTTGTGAGCCTCACCAGCACCACCCTGGACTTCACTGACCTCGGGGTCATCCCGGGCGAGTGGATTTTCATTGGCGGTGACGCCACAGCCACGCAGTTTGCAACCGCAGCCAACAACGGCTTCGCCCGCGTCCTGTCCGTGGCGGCCACGAGCCTCGTGCTTGACCGCCAGCCCGGGACCATGGTCACGGACGCTGGGACCGGCAAGACCATCCAGCTGTTCATCGGACATGCGATCAAAAACGAGAGCGACCCGGCCCTGATCAAGCAGCGTTCCTACCAGATGGAGCGCAGCCTGGGCTCAGCCGGGTTTGAGTACATCAAGGGCTGCGTCGCCAACACCATGGAGATCAAGGTCACCACGGCGGACAAGGTCATGGTGGACCTCGGGTTCATCGGCATTGACGCTGAGTACCGCATTGTTGCGGACGGGGCCAAGACCGGCTCCCGCCCAGACGTGCCTGACCAGGAAGCGTTCAACAGCTCCAGCGACTTCTCCCGGCTCCGCATGCTCAACGAGGACACGGCAGCCACGCTGTTCACCTACCTCACTGAGCTGACGGTGACGATCAACAACAACGTGACGCC